GAATACTTCTACTCGCAAGTACGCATGCAGATAACCGGCCCGGAGGAGCTTTGGGAAGCCGGACAGCTCCGGCCCGGCCTCAAGCAGCCTTAGCCAGCGGAGCCGCGCCCGCGATCCGCTCGCGCGCCATCTGCGCATATTCGGGATTCAGTTCAATCCCGATGTAATCGCGCCCATGCTGCAATGCGACCACGCCAGTCGTTCCAGCGCCGTTGAACGGATCGAGCACCAGCCCGCCGCGCGGAGAGCCCGCCAGGATGCACGGCTCAATCAGCTTTGGCGGAAACGTGGCGAAGTGAGCGCCCTTGTATGGTTTCGTTGCCACGGTCCAGACTGACCGCTTATTGCGGCCAGCTGGATTACAGGGAATCTCGCCCTTTGCCATGTTTCCCGATAACCGCGCGACGTTGAACGTTTCTGCTGTCCACTTGCGCGGAGACTTGCGCAAGCATTTCGCATCGGACCCATCGGCGAGCGGTTCACGGATCGCGTCCGCGTCATAGAAGTACTTCCGCGACTTGCTCAGCAGGAACACGTACTCATGCGCCGTTGTAGGCCGATCCGTCACGCTTGACGGCATCGCGTTAGGTTTCTGCCAGATGATGTCTGACCGCAGATACCAGCCGTCCGCTTGCAGCGCGAACGCCACGCGCCACGGGATACCGACCAAGCTCTTAGCCGCGTAGCTATCGCCCAGGTTGAGCCAGCACGTACCCTCCGGCTTCAGCACACGCCGGACCTCGCGGAACACTTCCACCAGCGAAGCCACGAACGCATCAGGCGTCTTTTCCAGCCCGATTTGACCGGCAACGCCGTAATCTCTCAGCCCGAAGTACGGAGGAGAGGTGACGCAGCAATCGACGGACTCAGCCGGTAACGTGCGCAGTTTCGCGCGCGCATCGCCTACAAGAATCCTCATGCAGTAACAGCAACCGGAAACCGCAGATGCGGACGGATTTGCTCCAGCACTGCGCCACGCATTGCCGGTTGCACGTCAGCGAGCACCTTCAGGAGCACCGTTTCATTCGGAATGCGCGCCGCAAGCGTAGCCACGCGGAGCCGCTCGCGCCGTTGCTTCTTTTCGTCCGCAGTCATGCCGCGCCGTTTAAACGTTCTGGAATTGCTCAATGTCGCCTCAGTGCCTTTACTTGATCCATCCGATGCAGCCGCTTCAATGCGGCCAGCTTCAATTTCGGGATGTAGCTTTCGTGAAATCCGAGTTGTTCGGCGAGTGTTGCGTACGTCTCACCGTCCAGCGAGCCCAGCATCACGACGCGTTGCACTGCGGGAAGCTTGCCGATAGACTCGCGCGCGATCCGCCGCCGCTCGCGCCGTAGCAGCCGTTCGAGTGCGTTGCGGCCGCGCGCCGGAGGTTCCCACGCCGCGCCGTCCTCACCACCGACCGTTATGTGTTCGAGCTGGACATGCCGCGCGCGGTACTTGTTCTCGTAGCTCACCAGATCGCGCAGATGGCCCCACACGCGCCGCTCAGCGAAGGTGCGGAACGAAACGCCCAACGCAGGGTTGAACCGCTCCAGACACGAAGCCGCCGCAAGCCACGCTTGCGCCGTCAGTTCGTCCACTTCGATCAACCGGCTTGTCGGATGCGTGCGACGGAGCCGCAGCACGCAAAACCGAATCATCGGTTCAATCGAGAGGAGATCAGCCGCGCCCACGCCGTACGTACCGGACGCTAACGATTAGCCCGAGCCCGGCCAGGAACAGAAACGCAGGATGCGGCTCAGGTACAGGACTCGTTGCGTCCTCGACCGGCAACACAGGATCTACCGGCAACACGTCGCCGTCATGCCCTTTGCCCTTGCCGTTGCCGTGTTCGGTGTGCCCGTTGCCGTTGCCCTGCGAGTGATTGAGATCCGGTTGCGCGTTACCGCTGTTCTCATGCTCCGGTTTCGGCGGTTTCTCATCTTTGCGCGCCGCGGTTGCGGCCAGCGCGACAAGCAGCACCAGGAGCGCTAACAATGCCCGCTTCATGCGAGCACGACCAGCCGCGAAGCCATCAGCAGCAGAAAAAGACCCATTGCCAACGTCGCCGGACCCGCGCCGCTAGTACTGTCAGCTCGAGCAGGAGTAGTACCTGGCGCCGCCGGCGGTACTACTCCGGTACTACTAGGAGCCGCGAGCAGCGCCGCGGGAGCCGCCGCGTTCAGCGTGATCCCTTTCGCTCCGAGCCATGCGATATCTTGCGCCGTGAACAATTCGTCAATGTTTTCCATTTATCTGTTTTTCCTGCTACGCTTGCGGCACCATGGAACCGCTGAACTGCCCTTGGTTCGGTACGCAGATGTTGTGTACCGGATCGCGCCGCCGCATTGTATTCGTAAAACTCGAACGCAGTTCGACGCGTTGCGGCTTGATCGTTGAGGAAGTCTGCCCGTGCGTGATGCACGAGGAAGGTTTAAAGCCCAGTTGGCAGACGTGTTCAGTCGTCGCCGACCGTTACGCCGTGATCTAGTTCGTGATCGTCCACGTCCACACGAAAGCCGATTGCTTCCACATCGCCGCCGTCCGCGGCTTCCGGTTCGAGCAGCTCGACCACGAGCGCGGGAAGATAGCCGATGGTGCGACGGAGCCGCACAGAGCGCCCGTTGTGATCGAGGATCATGGGAACGTAATGGTCGATCTACCAGAGAATTGCGGACAGTGCGGAGTGTTACTGAAAGGTGGAGCAACAGAACATTTGCCCGGTTGCCCGTGGCGTAAGCTAATCGAGCAGTTCAGCGAAAACCTTCACCCGATTGTGGAGCGCTGCATTGCAGCCGGATCCATTGCGCCGCCCGAGCTAACGCCGCTCAGCCCAGGACAGCCGAGCCCGCCTAAACCGCCGCCGCAGCCCCCGGCAAAGTCCCGCCCGGTAAATAGCTGAGAACCACATCCGACATGCCGGACAACGGGGTAAAAGTCACGAGGATCAGCCCCGCGGTAGTCATCGTGCGGAGTACGCACTCGACATAAACCGCTTGGTCCGGTTCCTCATCGAGCCAGATTACATCTTGCTCTGAGCCCTGAAAAGCTTCGCGCCGTTGGTCGAAAGACTTCAGCACAAGGATGCTGTTCTCGCCGCTCATGTGCCGGACGTAAATCGTATCGATTGCATCAGAGATGCCTTGCTTCAGCGTCCGATGCGTAATCAGATCGCCCGGTATCATCCCCGTTCCCCATTGGCCTACTTTGCCCATGAGTTTCTCTTGGATGATTTCGCGAACGGTTTTGCCGGTGTCGCCAGCAGCCCACGCTTTGATGCCCTTGCTAAACCGCTTGCCGTCCCACCAGTCCGGATAGAGCCCGGTAAGGTGGCACGTCATTTCATACGCGCCGACTCCCTCAGTCTTGCCAACGCGGTTTGCCGCCATAAAGCAGCGTTCGCGATGATACGAGCCGTCGCAGTCAGCCGGACAGCAGTCCATCGGCTCATGCGTCCCGCCCGCGCGGAAGAACTTCAGATGCTTCTGGTACAGCTCGCGCCGCAGTGGACCGGTATCGGGATAGTAGCGGTCGATCCGGTTGCGCGCGCGCCGTTGCTTTTCAGCTTCGATTGCACGCAGATCGAGCAGCCGCCGCCCAGATAATTCACTCATACTGATTCAGATGGACCCTGAAGAGCCGTTTCAATGCCTCCGGTGTCGTCGAACGTTCTCGACAACCGCCGCAGATCGCGCCGCTTTCGAGCGATACACGCGCTTACACGGTGAGTCTGTTACGGTCTGCGCTAAGTGCGCCGCCCACCTGGAAGAAATTTACGAAATGATCCGGTCAGCCCGCGCGAGCTATAAGCTGAATTGAATGGACCGCCGCGGCTTTTTAGGTGCGCTTGCCGGAGCGCTGACACTCGATCCCGAGCGCCTGCTATGGGTGCCAGGAGCCAAGCTCATATCGATACCGAAGCCGCCCCGGCCCGTTCTGAATGTGCGCAAGCCGCCGCGGTACGTGTTCACGCTTGCAGCGCCGAGCCAATCAGAACTGTTTCGCGAGTTAGAAAGCTTTGCGCCGTTCGCCGCTGGCGACAGCATCGAAATCCTTGAGCCGATCCTGAACAGCCACGGCGCTACCTGCTACGGAGCGCGCGTTCATGCCGAGGAGATCAGTTCTCCGATGAATTGGGAGCCCAGATCGCTAACCGTTCCGCCCGAGCTTACTCACTCTTTGTTCGGCGTTCAGAGAGAGCACGCGTTAACGCTTCGAGCTGTTCCAGCTCCGCATCCGTCGCCGTCGAAAGATCGATTCTGCTAGCCGGAGTCAGCCCGGTTATCTCGCCCTTCCAGTTATCGCGGTACTTGTCCGGCATCGCGCCTTTCATCAGGAAGATGAGGAGCGTATCCGAGTACTCGCGGATGGTGTCGAGTTGCACGCCGCGGTGATAGATGCGCCGCTCCGTTCCGTCCATTGCCCGCCGCCGCGCCTCAGCTTCGAGCGAATCGCACGCCTCAGCTTTCGCCGCCGCAAACGCCCGTTCATAGTCCGGATCTTCGAGCCAGTGATAATGCATCGAGCGATCACATTCAGCGAGCTTTGCGGCAAGCTTGATGTTGCCGCATTCGGCGAACGCAGCCAGGAAAGCCGCGCGTTTTGGAGAATCGCTCATAAGGGAAGACTTGACACGTAACGGCCCGCCGCGCGATCCATACGGTTATGGTTCGTTTATGGGTTGATGAAGAAGACTACGGCACAATGACGGCCCGGAACGCCGCGTACTTCGCCGCCGTTTCGCTCGACCGATACCCGCAGGCAAAGATTCAGATTGAGCCGGTTAGCAGAGACGCGCCGGTATTCCTCAACGGCGGATCCGATCCCGAAGATACAGTAACGAGCCCAACGCTCCACATTGCAGGAAGAAGCCCACGGCCAGCGCGATAGATTCGAGCCGGACTACCAGGACGAATTGCAGGAGCAGGCTTAGCGTGAGCACGACGCGGACCCAGAGCAGCGCGCCGCGGAGTATTTCAAGCTCGCGCTCTACAAAATCCCGCTCGAACTCAGACCGCCATTCGAGTCTCACGACTTCAACCGCGTCCTAAGGGCCAGCAGAGAGCCCAGAACCACGCCGACACAGCCCGCGCCAACTCCCGCTAAGTGCCAATCCTTAGCCCACAGGTTGATCACCAGCGAGACAAGCTGTATAGCCACGACACACAGCAGCATCCTGCGAATCATTCGGTACGTTTTACGATGGTGCGCTTCCATGCGCGCATCGAGCGCCGCGTTGTCCGCTTCGTACTGCCGCTGAATCTCAGCCACGAAATCATCAGCCACGTTTCCGAGTGTCGCGCGCCGCGCGCTACGCTGGCAACAGCGCGAGCGGAAATCTCAGAAAGGACACTCCGTAGTGATTAGGGCAAACCCAAGACTTGAAAAGCAGCCAAGCTATCTATCCGCTCGCGCACTTATGCCCGTTGCGCGCCGCTTTCGACCGGCTCAGCTCGCCGCAGCCGCAACGCTCAGCCGCCCGGGTGAGTAGCCCCAGCTCCGCAAACCGCGCCAGCGCCCGCTCGCGCTCCAGCCGCAAACCTTCGAGCTTTACTTGAACTTCCGAGGTTCCGAGCCGCGCCGCCCGCTCCGCTTCCGCTTGGTTAAACGCTTCGAGCTTCTCAGGACTCAGGATGCTATCGAGTGTGTGACGTTTAAACGTCATGCCGCCCGCCGCAGCGCGAGCCGATCCGCTTCCCGACGGAGTGTCAAAAATTCGACACTGATAAGCAGATCCGAAACGCTTCCCTTTTTTATGGTGTCGGATTGTGTGGGATCCGCCGCGCCGTCCGGCCGCTCAGAAGTGCTTAAAAGACCTGTTTGCGAACTGGTGAGTTTAGTTATTTTCACCAGTTCGAGCCCTTTGTTCAACGAAGAATCAATCACTTAGACACGCTTCCCACTCATGAGAAGTAGGAGTAATCACCAGTTCATCTCAGCCGTTGTTTGATGTCCCGGAGCTGTTCGAGAACCGCCGCGGCAAATTGCCGGAACTCCGCTTGCCGGACAGACTCAGCGCCGAGCCGTTCAACTTCCGTTTCAAGGTGCTGGATGCGAACGCTGTTTGCCGCTTCCGCGCCCTCAGACTGGAGCCGATCCTTGAGCCAGCCGCCGCTGATACTCCCGGCCAGAGTCAACGCAGCAATAGCCAACGGACGATTGACGAATTGTTCGAGGCTTATCATGATGCGAAGTACTCACGGAGAGGATAGAGCGGACATGGCCGCAGTTCGGTAAAGACCCGCCCGAGCCGTTGCTCGATCCGGTAAAACAACTGGAAGATTCGGGTTTGCCCGAGCTTCAACTTTCGATCACACAGCCGCCAATCGCCGCCCAGGACGTAATGCAGCCGGAATAACTCGAACTCGACAGGCTCAAGATGCCGCCGCGCCACGAGTACGAAATCCGCGGCGAACTCTTCGCACGGACGGCTATAAGCCCGCGCCGCCGCCCGGCCGGACTCGACATGCCGCCAAGGCAACGCGGAGTAGTTCGACCGCTGCGCTTGCTCGCGGAACTGCGCTAAGCAGATTCGGAAGATTGCACGCAGGACACAGGAGCACGGCCCGCCGCGCGTCAGGAGCCCAGAGCCCGCGCAGATGTAACAGCGCGTGGACGCTAAGGCGACAACCTCGCGCGCTTGCCAGCGGCTCACAAAGCCGCCAGCCGCTCAATTCCCATCAGAGACAGCGACGTACGGAGCCGATCCAGCGCGAGCGCGTGCATCGCATGGACCGCGGGAACCGAGACGCCGAATACTTGCGCGATGTGAGCGAGCGTCATATCTTGCTCATACCGCATCTCGATCAATTGCCGGTGACGTTCCGTCAGGCCGCCAACGCAGCCGGATAGAAGACTTGCGGTTTCGCTCGAAACGGCAATACTTTCCGGTGTGTTTGGATCGGCAATGTCCATAGCCGAACTTCCGCGGAGGGTTTCATGGGTTGCCGGAAAATCGACGGCCAGCGGTGAGACTCCAGAGGTGGAGGAACGCATGTTTTCGGAGTGTTCGTTTCGGGTTGAAAATCGGATGTCTGGATGCGTGGAGCAACCGGCCGCAGCGCCGTGATGCGCTTCTTTGACCAGACCGGTGCCACCTTGCGCCGCTTCAGGAGCACGCGCGCCGCGTGATCGTCCACGCGGAAGATTACCGCGCCGTTATCGGCTACAACTGACAGGATTCGGAATCGAGTATCGCCGTCCAATGGAGTATCGGAGGTGAGCGCTTTTCCGAGGCTATTTAAGTGTACCGGTGAAGCCCGGAAAACTTAACGTCAACTCGGAACTTTTTTTCAAGCCGCTCGCGCCGCCGCCCCTTTCGCAACAGCTTCCACGCGCCGGTTACCGGCCCGGCTTGCGCTGATGAAGTTTGGATGCAGTTCGGGAGCAACGAACTTGTCTATGTCCTCAAGCTTGATGGTTGCCAGCTCATAGAACCGCTTGCCCAGGATGCGCGAGAGCCGGAATACATTGGACACGAACCGCTTCTGCGCGCGCGCCGAGACTTGCACGGTGAACAGCTCGCCGGACGCCGTGAAGGCATCCTCAGCCGGTTTATCGTCGTACCACGCCGCTATGGTTTTCCCGAGCGCCGCCGCGCGATCCGCCGTAGGTTTGAACTCGCGGACCTTGCGGCTCAGCTCGCCGTACTCGTCGATGATTGCCGCGCGATCCGTTTGAAGCATACAGGGTTGTATCTATATAGTCGTAGGAGTAAGGCGATTGCGGTATCAGGTAAATTGCTGAGAAAACGTAATATTTCTAAGCAAAACAACAAAAAACGCCCGGCCGGAGCCGAGCGTTCAGTGGAAGTATGAAGTGTTAACGTACCCGTGACTAATGTATGAGTGCAAGCCCGGCCGGAAAGTTCTCAGCCTTGTTTCAGCTCACCGTGGAATCACAAAGCTCATTGCGCGCCGCCCGCGCCTTGCTCCAAGGTTCTAACCCGTTCGGCAAGCTGTTCCATTTCAAGATCGATGGCCCGCAATACTGCGGTGTGACTCTTAATCCGCGCTTCAAGCGGAGACGCCCACTTGTGAAACGCGGTCAGTAACCGCGTTTCTACGCCTTCCAGCCGCTCATCGATCCACCTTTTATCTTCGTCCGTCAGCGGCATTTATTGCGCGCCCCCTTGCGCCGACACGCGCGCGGTAACCGTGCCCTTCACCGCATCCCGCGTTACCGCGACCGTGCAGCGCCGCAGATACGCCGGATCTTTCGTTGCGAGGTACGCGTTAACCGCTTCGTCCGAGCCCTC